TTACAGCCCTTTTGAGAGAGAGTCAAGAGCGATGTCGAGCAGGCGTTGTTCGGCTCCGGTTTGGAGTTGGCCGTCTCCGTTGACGGGGAGGTATGGCCGGGCGGGTATTTCCACCTGTTTGACTTTTCTGAACCCTTTCCCTGTCGGTATCATGAGATACGGTTTGTTTTTGGCTTTTACCGTACCGCCCATGTGGTGGATGGCGGCGTAGGGTTTGTTGCTGCCGATGCGGGCGAAGCCCTTGCCTGTTCGGGTGCTGATGCTGGCGGCCAGTTGGCCGTCTTTTTGCAGGGTTTTGCCGTTTTCTTCTGCGGCGCGGCGGCTTTGTTTCCATTTTTTCCCGTCCCAGCTTTCGCTGTCGAAGTTGTCCTCGGTCAGACTGACCATTTCGGCGGCAAGCCCGCGCATCATAGGGCGGGTATCGGTGGCATTTTTGAGGAGTTGGCTCAAGCCGCGTTCGAGTTTGTCCGCGTCCAGACTGATTTCAATCATTTCAAGCTCTCAACCTTTCAATAATTCCAGTACCCAAGCCAATGCGCCTGCGCTCAGGCTGTTTTTGAAACGCTCGTTTTTCATCATTTCTTTCAACGCGACCCGTGCAATGTCGGGATGGACTGCTTGGGCTTTGTCGACGGCTACCTGCGCCATGCGGCTGAGCATGGTTTTGCCCTGATTGGCGTTGAAACCGGCATTGGGGGCAACGAACTGCCTGCCGATGCGGATACCGGTGCGTCGGGCGTGGCGTTGCTCGCCGGTAAAGCGGTTTTCGCCGATGTCTACGGTGATGGTTTCAAGTTCGGGGCTTGGCAGCACTTTGTCCCGGCCGCGTTCGGCGGATAAGGGGCGCACACGGCAGCGGCAGCGGTAATCCAGCGGCGGATAGAGGCTGTCCCACACCGGGTCGTCGGCGCGGTATATCCTGCCGTGCAGCAGGCGGTGGGTTTCGCGGGTGCGGCTGTCGTTGACGGCGATATATTCCCAATAGGGATGGGTATCCGCCGCTTCTTTCATTTGAACATACCGGCCTGCCATATAGGCCGACTGCATATTGGTCATATAGATGGTTTTCAGGCGGTGCGGGCTGCCGAGCATGGCCGTCTGAAATTCTCCGGTATCGGGATTCGGCACTTCCTGCCGTCCCCACCAGCCTTTGCGCTGCAAGACGGGCGTGATTTCTTGGCTGAACTGCTCCGGCGTTTGGCCTGTTTCGGCGGCTTTGACCACCGCGCTGTAAATATCGTTGGCCACGTCCATGCCTGCGGTTTTGGCAACGGTAAACGCGGTGGCGTGCGCGTCGTCCAGCATATCCTGCCAGTCCCACGATACCGCTACGCCTTTCTGCTTCAGATAGGCAACGGCGGCTTCGGGCTTCATCTCAAATACGGCTTTGATATCTTCGGGATTCATTGCACCAGCTCCTCTGCGGCTTCAATCCTGCCGACCAGTTCGGATAAAAAAATCAGCCGTGCCAACTCTTCCTGCAAGGCGGTGTCGTCCATATTCGGGTAAGCCGCCGCCAAGCGGTCGAGCAGGTTTTCGGCGGTTTCGCCCTGCTGCAAATCGGCCATCAATGCGGCGGTCAGGGCTTGGCTCTGCGCGTTCAGACGGCCTGCATCGGGAGTAAGTGTGTCGATGACCATGCCTGCATCGGCGAAGTGTTCCGTTTCGGCAAAATCCAAAGGCGTTGCGGTTTTCAGGCCGTCCGAATGCTCCGGCGTTTCCACATTTCCCACCACGGCAATGTCTTCATCACTCAGATTATAGGCACGCTTCCAATAGCTTTCGCTCAGGCGCACGCCGCAGGCGGTGAGGATTTGGTCGCGTTCGGCCTGCTCTTTGCCGCCTTCGGATTCTTCAAACAAGACGAACTTAGGCCGCACCTCGTCCGTGCCGAAATTCAGGTCGCACACCCAGCCGATCAGTTCGTTCAGACAACTTTCGACAATGCGGCAGTCGCTGTCGCGGATGTCTTGGGTCACTTCCAAGCCCGCCGTCGCGCTGGCGTGGTTGGTGTCTTTTTCGGTGGTTTGGTCTTGGCCGAGCAGCGCGATGGCGATTTCGGAACGGCAGTAGCGGATAAAGCGGTCGTACACGTCCGCACTGCCCTGTTTGCCGGCGGCTTCTTTGATTTCGACGCTGGAATCGTTCGGAATGCTGGCCACAGCGTTGCCGATAAGCTGTTCGAGTGCGTCCAAGAGTTTGTCGGTATCGGCAGGTGTGTTGCTGCGCGGTTCTTTGCCGATAATCCACGGTGCGCCGAATTTCTCGGCGAACTCCGCCCAGAATTTCAAACCGCCGCGCTTGAACACGGTCGGCCAATACACGCTGGCCAAGTCGCCCGTGCCGTAGGGGTTGGTATAGCTGGCGTTTTGCGTGGGGCAAAGGAATTTATAGTCGGGCAGCGGCTCGTTGCCGTCTGAAAAATAGCGGCTGAAATGCAGACGGCCTTCGTCGTCGAAATGAAACCACTCCTGCGGCTTGGCTTCGATTTCGGACGGCAGCCACAGCTTATCCTGCCGCCATACCACTTCAATCGGCTGGTAACCGAACAATGCGGCATCAAGGATTTGGTTGATGAGGCGGTATAAATCCAAACCGTCAAACAGCGCGGCCACCGCTTCGGCGGTTTTGGGGGCAACGCTGTCATCGTCCAGCCGCCAGTCCATGCCCGCCACGGCGGCTTTGCGGCGGCGTACATGGCCGGCGACAATCGGGTCGGACAGCAGTTCGCGATAGACAGCGATGTCTTTATCGAGTTTTTTTAACACGGGGTCGGGATTGGGCAGCCAGCCGCCGAAGCCGCCTACGCCCATAAAGCGTTGTGCGGCGGCGATATGGGCGGTAAGGTTGTCGGCATTGAGGGCGACTTTGCCGGCGGGGGTTTTGAGTTTGAAATGGGGCTTTTTCATTTGCAGACGGCCTCAATATCGAATCATTGTTTTACGGATTTTGCCGCAGACACGGCAGCGTTGAATAAAGCATCGTGCGGGCGGCAAACGGTCTTTTTCGTTTTCAAATACGCTGACTTGGTCGATTAGCTCGAATGTGTGCAATCCGAATAAGGAATGGAACAGTCTCATCTTAATATCCTCCGGTCAGACGGCTTCTGCGCCGTACATTGCGGCTGGTAACGCGCACCGGGCCGGTATCTTCATGCGCCGCGTTCAATGCCAAGAAACACGCCCATGTGCGGTCGGCGTGGCCGTTGGCATCGCTTTCGGCCACAAAACGCGGTGCGCCGGTGGCGGAGGTGGTTTTTTGCAGCTTGTGCAAATCGGTGCGCAGCTCTTGGTTAATCGGAATGCGGATTTTTTTGTCTTCAAACGCTTCTTTACCGATGGAGGCCATCGCCAGCTTGGAAGCGGAGGTAAACAGCACGCCTTCCACGCGGCTTTCGCCGTGCCGCCGCTGCGCGTCTTCGACGGGCTTTTCGCCCATGCCGGTTTTATCCATGCAGCAGCGGATGACGCGGTAGCGGTCGAACACATCGTCCAGTAATGCGTCCTGCTCGGCAAAGCTCGCACGGCGGCGGGTAATCAGTTCGCGCGTCCACAGCACATCGCCGACTTGCTCCAACACCCACACGACAAATAAATCGTTGCGGATGCCGATGTCCGCGCCGACAAAGCACGGGTTGCCGCCGTAGTATTCGGGCAGCCCCGCCTGTTCGTGTTCCACGCCGTGAATCAAATCATAAGAGAGCCAAGCCGATGCTTCGTCCAGCCATTGCAGCTCGAATTCCTGCGCCCATGCGTCGGGGTCGTTCAGACCGGCTTTGAGTTGTGCGGTGTCGCGCGGCAGGCCGTCTGCAACGGCTTGGTAAATGTCGACGATGTGGCGGCTCCACTCTTTATTTTTATCATCGGTAACGAGTTCGTAGAATTTGTTGCCCTTGCCGTTGGGCGTGGACACCACGCGCAGCTTCCAGCCTGCGGAAATCACCGGAAACAGGGCTTTCCAAATCTCGCGGCTGTCTTTGTGGAAGGCGAATTCGTCCAAAAACACATTGGCGGAGAAGCCGCGGGCGGTGTCGGGATTGGCGGGCAGCGCGGTGATTTTGCTGCCGCCGGGCAGCACCACTTCCAGCGCGTTGGTGGCGGCATCAAACGGTACTTGCAAAATCTCGCAGGCCATGCCTGCCGCTTCCAAATGGCGTTTCACGCCTTCGTTCATCGCTTCTTTGGCCTGCCGCTCGCCGCGCGACAGAATCACCCAGCGCGTGCGTTTGCCCTGCGCTTCCGCCTCCAAGCAGTCCAACACGATTTCCAGCGTGGTGGTAAAGGTTTTACCCGTCTGACGGGCAAACATCCCCACCTTGAAACGGCTGTCGTCCGCCAGCCATTTCTTTTGGTAGGGATAGAGGGTTAAGGCGGGCGAAGTCATGAGAACACTCCGTACACTTCCTGCCGGATGCGTTTGAGCGTGTCCGCATCCAAACCGCTGCCCTGTTTGGCGGATTCGGCTTCCAGTTCGGCGAATTTGCGTGCCATTTTGTCTTGCAGGGCCGTCTGAAACTGTTTCAAACGGGTGGTGGCGGAAATCAGCGGGGCGATGTTTTTGGCGGTCGCCGCCATCATGCCCAGCCGCTCGGCGGCTTCCATATCGTTTTGTTCGCCCACTTCCACCAGCGCGTTGAACAATTCGTCCTGAATCATCGCCGTAAGGGCGGCAGAAAGTTTGTTGTCGTCATCGGCGGCTTTTTCCGCCAACAGCCGCGCTGCTTCGGTGCTGGCCTTGATGGATTTGAACCGCTTTTCCACTTTCTGCCCGTAGCGGTGCGCCGCCGAGCGGCTGATTTCGTAGCCCTGCGCCTGCAACCATCCGGCCAAAGCCTGATAATCGGCAAAACCGTTTTCCACCAGCTTTCGTTCAAACTCGTGGCGCACGGCTTCGGGCAGCTGTTCGACTGTACTTCTGCGTGCCATATCAAGCCCACACTTTCTCGGGTCGGGCGATGCCGGGGCGGCATTCGACCGTGTATTCGGCGATGTCCACGCCCAAGCTGGTCAAGTCGGCAAACCATAAGCCGTGCGGCGTTTTGCTCACGTCCACCAGCTTGCGGTCGGCCAGATAGTCGAGCTGCTGGCGCAATTCCAGCGCGGTGGTTTGCGGGTAAATCGCATTCATGATGTCGAGCAGAAAGGTTTCCGCCGTGGTGTGCGGACGGGCTTTGTTCAGTGTATTAAGAATCTGCCAGCGCATGCCTTCGCGCCGCTGCTTGGCCATCAATTCTTCGCTAATCATTTTTTTGGCTCTCCATCTTGTAAATCTCGGTCAGCTTCTCGCTGATTTTGTCGATTTTGGCTTCCAGCACCACTTGGTTGCGGATGTAGTCTTCGCGCAAAACATAGGTCATCGGCAAGGCTGCGGAAAACTCGCCAAGCGTCCGCTCCATCTGCTCCACTTTGCTCTGCAGGCGTTCGTACTGCTTCTGCCGCTCAGCCTGCTGCGCCTGAAACTGAGCCAGCAGCATTTTGCCGAATCCCCAGCAGACGCCCAGAAACGAGAGCAGGAAGCCGACCAACTGCCAAAACTCAATACTGATAAAGGTTTTATTGTCCATTACGGCCACCCGCGTTCGAAATATTCCTGACACAGCACGCAGCGGGTGCAGCCCCGGACGGCCTGCCGCCGCGCTTCGGGAATGGTATCGCCGCAGTCTTCGCATTCGTACGTGCTCGCGTCCACGGTTTCAAACCGCCTGGCCTTATAGAGGGCTTCGGCCAAAAAGACGGCTTCGTTTTCAGCGGCTTTGTCGATAATGTCGGTCATTTGCTGTTCTCTTGCTCATACCACGCCTGCCAGCCGGAAACCTGATATTCCAGCTTCTGCACATACGCTCCGAGGCGTACGGCGTGGTCTAACAGTTGTTGGGGTGAGCCGCCGCCCAGACGCTCGGGGCGTTCGTGAACGAGCAGCAGCTCGGAAGATACCGGCGGCATTTCCGCCTTTTCGATTACCTTAATCGGCGTGGCCGAGGGCGCGGTTGTAGAGGCGCACGCTGTCAGAGCCAATGCCGTTAAAACCGCCGCCGTCTTTTTGTACCGTTTCATCAATCTGTTTCTCCAATTGCGCCGCTTGGCGGTCGATTTCTTGGTAGGCCGCCGCCAGATCACGGCTTTGCTGTTGGGCAAAGTCCATCCACTTTTGCTTTTCGGCGGCGGCTTCGGCGAGCTTGGCCGCGTATTGCTGCTCGGCAGCCAGAGCCGAAGCCTGATAAGTGGCGATGATTTCGGCTTTATCGGCATCCGCCTGTTTTGCCGCAGCCTGATAACCGCAGAAATACAGAGCCGACACCGCCGCCACCAGCAGCAAAGTTGAAATCAAGGTTTGCCACACCGGGCTAAGCGTTTTCCACATCGTCTTTACCTTTGTTGATTTGCGCCACTTGGGGAATGGCCGCAATGCCGCGCTTGATTAAGGCGTAGCCGCCGACCATCGCGCCGTATGCCCACCACAGCCACTCGGGGGCTTCGGGGGTTTGGGCGAATTTGACGGTCATCGCTGCGGCAGCCACGTTTGCCCACAGCTTGGTATGCGAGATTTGCCCGGTGGCGGGGTTGACAATCAGGCCGGAGAGCCATTTAAGCAGTTTCATTTACACCCCCAGCATCGATTTCAAAGCCGCTTCGCTCGGAATAAACACCACACCGAGCAACGCAACAATCATCAACGTATCGCTAAAATCCCATTTGCGGCGCACTAAAATCAGAAAATGGTTTTTCAGAAAAAACATCCGGAAAACGAAAGCGATGACATACAGCCAAAGATAGCCGTTACAAATGACGTCAACGGCGTGAATAATATCGATTAACCAAAGTTTCATTTTTTCAAACGGCCTTATGCTTCATTTTTAGAAAAGCCGCCTGCCAAATTCAGTCGCGGCAGCTTGTACCGACTGTCGAGCGGGTGGCGCGGCGCGCCTTTTTCGGACGGCCACACATAGGCCGTAACGCGGCTGCGCGGGAATTTGGCAATGCTGACCTTATTACCCTGATTGCCGCCCAGCACCATCAGGTTGCCTTGGGCGTCCTGACCGACCACAAAGCCCACATGACCGCCGCCCTGGCGTTCTAACACCACGATGCAGCCATAGGCCGGTTGCTTTAAGCGCGTGCCTGCCTCTGCCCATGCCTTGGCACGGTACCAATGCTTGGGCAGTCCGCGGCCCGTGCTGCGGCAGCAATGCGCCACAAACGTACCGCACCAAGGCGTTTCGTCATCGCGCCACCACGCATTTAAAGCGGCTAACCAGTTGATGATGGTCGGGTTGTGTTTTTTACCGGGAATCTCGGCAAGGCCGATATGGCGGCGGGCTTCCGCCACCCACGGCAGCTCGGTTTTGATAGACATGAAAAAAATCCCTGTAACTGAATAATCGGTTACAGGGATTTTGGCAAAAGGCTGTTTGAAAGGATTTTAAACGGCTTTAAAAATTACTTTTGGACATGAGACAGATAGAACTCACAAATGGCTTTTAAGGCTTGGGTCCGGCTACCGCCTGCCAGTTTGACGGCTTCGTCAATCAAATCCAAATCGGCGGCATGGCCTTTAATCAAAAACTGACGGTATTCTCCGCTTTCCAGCTTCTCTCTGTTAAATTCGGCAGCGGTTTGGGCGCGTAGGCGGCGGCTGTGGTCGGTTAGATTTGCCATTGGAAATCCTTTGTGGTATAAATGTTTTAAGAAAGTTCGGGAGATGAGGCGGTGTTACCACCGCCCCGGTTTGTGTTTTAATTAGTACGCTTTGCTAGAGAGAACTAATAAAATCACTAAGATTAGGATTTTAATCATCTTCATCACCTCCTTTCTTTTTCGATTCCCGCCGCTCCCAACGGCGGGTTTCTTATTTCCTAATCCATGAAACGAATTATAGTATATCTTATAAAGAAAGGCAAGCAAAAAAATAAAAAACAGCCTGAAATGTTTGGTTTCAGGCTGTCTTACAAATCAGCAAATACTTTCACAGGGAATACCGTCACCGTCCCTATCAAGACGGCGAACGCCGCATTTATTCAAATAAAATTTCGCTTCAGAGCAGGAGCTCATCTCTTTACAGAAGCGTTTTCCCGAACAGGTAAACTTCCCGCCTGTTTTAGGCATGGCATAAGACGGTTTAATCTGTTGGGTGACCATTCCCGCTTTCTTGCCGTTTCTGAACTCGCTGGGATAAATCGGATTGGGTTCAGACCAAAGGCCAAGGCTGGCAGCTCTTGCCCGCTCTTCCAAGCGGATATATTCCGTGTCTCTGACATATTTCCGATAAGCCCATGCGTAGCCTGATTTAACCATCTCCTTATTGATATTCAGACCACCGGAAAATACCTCTGCCAATGTGCGGCCATATTTATCTGCGCCATCGGTTTTAAGTGTAACGTATTGCCCATGTACCCACCTGGACAGCTTTTTACGGGCAGCACTACCAAAAGCCTGCCCGCGCTCGGGGGCATCAATCTGGTTCAACCTCACTTTGAGCTGTTTGCGTGTATCTGTCAAACAAGTCAGTGTATCGCCGTCGGCAATACCGACAACCCGGCAATGAATATCCTGCGCTGCTGCGAATGATGAAACTGCCAATAAAATCAACAATGAATATTTCATAACCGATTATCCCGCCTTGTGAACTTCAGAATCTTCGGGTTTTTTCTCTGCCCTACGGGCCATATACAAAATCATCTCTCTGTCTTTATCAGCAGCTTCGTTGAACAACTTCAGCAACTCCAGATCCTCATCGCTTAAAGCTACTTTTTCTTCCTCAGCTTTGCGGCCATAAGCAGCTTTGGGTTCTTGTAATGTATTTACCTGCAAAGAAGAGAATCTCGCAGCATATCGCGTGCCCAGTTGTTCGTCTGCAATAAACGGCTCTCCAATGCCTGCAATTAACCAGTTCAAATTTACACCCAAATGAGTGCTTATTTTAAATAAACCCTCTGTATCAGGCTTACGCTCCCCACTTACATAATTCTGAGCAGTACGATATACCAATCCTGTCATTTCAGAAAAATCTTTTATTTTCAAGTTTTTAATTTTCAAAATTTCTTTCAGGCGGATATTTACACTCATTTGTTCATTTTCCTGTTGCAATATACTCATTTGTTCGTATAATATACACATATCAGCACAAATTAAACCAAACAGGCACACAAGGGGCTAAACAATGGTTAAGCGCACCTATCTTGTAACAGCTTCTTACCCTGCCTTTCGGTATTTGAAATGCGTAATCATTCTATCACAGAAAGACACTAACTTATGAGAAGACAAGCAATTGATTTTAAGCCACTTCCCTATCCGCAAACGCCTGAGACGGCGGCTGCGTGGTTTCGGAAACACGGTGTATGTAAAGCTCATTGGGCACGTTATTTCGGTTTTGAGCGTACTGTCGTAGAGCACCTACTACGGGGCAAACTCAAAGGAAACTACGGTCAAAGCCATGAGGCAGCGGTAAAGCTCGGGTTAAAAGAGTCTGTATAAAGCAGGAGCCAAATATGAAATTTAAATTAGTTAAAGCACGTTATTTTCGATTTAGGCGTCAGGCATGGGTAATAAGACCACCAGAAAAAAAGATACTTTCCGAGCAGCAGTTAAAAGAAAATTTTGCCAAGAACGGCAAAACGCTGGCTCAGTGGGCACGAGAGAACGGCTATCAGCCGCGTGAGGTTTACTTGGTTATTGGTGGGCAAAACAAAGCCAAATATGGACGGGGTTTTGAAATCGCCCGCAAGCTGGGTTTGAAATAGGAGCAGAAGATGGCAAGCAGTAAAGGCATTCGGATTTTAAAGGTCTTCAAGGCGTTGGAAGCCCACCCGATTATCGGTATCAGCAACAAAGAGATTTCAGACGGCCTCGGCATTCCGGCCAGCTATGTGAGCCGGGACTTGGACGATTTAATCAGCGAAGGCTTGGTGGTCAAATTGGATAACGGCAATTTTGCATACAGTATCAGAACCCTACAAATCGCCGAACGGTTCAGACGGCAGCAGGAACGGCTGCAAGGCAAGATTGCCGAAGTGGGCAGACGGGTTGAAGTGGACTAAACGATTTTGAAATTTCCTGACGTAAGGAAATTTGGAGATAAAAAATGAACAACGACGTAATCGAACATGAAGTTATGGATGTGGTTGCTAACCAAAACCACCAAGCTGCGCACAGCGTGATGGTGATGGAGCAATGGGGAAACGGAGAAACCTATAACGAAGAACGCTGGATTGAACGCGGACGCCAAGCAGTACGCCAAACAATGGAAGGGATGTTTGAGCTGGGCAGAGCTTTGATTATTTTAAAAGAGCATACGCAGCATGGCCGATTTATGGAAATTGTTAAGAGCCAGTTTGGTATTGGGCATAACGAAACTGCTCGTTTAATTGCCGCTACCCAACGTTTCGCGACCCCGCAAATGCAGAAAGCAGCCCCAAAGCTGATGGATTTAGGCAAATCCAAGCTGCTGGAACTGCTGGTAGAAGAAGATGTGACGCTGATTGGTTTGGCAGAAGGTGAAGAAGTTAACGGTATGACTTTGGATGATGTCGACCGTATGACAGTGCGTGAACTCCGTGCTGCCCTGCGCGAGAGCCGAGAAACGGCGGAAGCGAAAGACAAGGTCATTGCTGACAAGAATAAAAAAGTCGACGAGCTGGCGGAGAAGCTGGAAAAAAGCAAAAAAACCGTGAAAGAACCGGACGCGGCGGATGTGGGCAGCGAGCTTGCCATGCGTCTGACCAGCCTGGAAGTGGGCATCCGCTCGCAGGTCAGCCGCCTGAAAGAGATGTTCGAGCAGATGAACGCGCATACGGAGGCGCACGGTATCGACCACCGCGCCAAGATGGTCGGCACCATCAATCAGATTATTTTGGATTGCGAAACCCTGCGCTCGTCTTTCGCGCTGCCGCAAGATGCGCCGACGGACGATATGCCGGAGTGGTTGAAGCAGGAGGATTGAGATGAATCCCGCATTAAACGAGCGGCTTACTGCTGTGGCCACCCATGCGGACACGCTGGGGCGCGGCGACAAGTCGGCCTATTTGAAGCAGCAGGCGGCGGAATTGGGCATGAGTTTGGCCACGCTCTACCGCAAGCTGGAGGCGGTGGCGGTCAAACCGAGCCGCAAGCGGCGCAGCGATGCGGGCAGGTCGGAACTGAGCCTTGACGAAGCCAAATTGATTTCGTCGGCTCTGATGGAAGCCATGCGGCGCAACGGCAAGCGGCTGATGGCGGTACGGCAGGCGGTGGAAATGCTGCGCGCCAACGGCAAAATCGAAGCGGCGCGGATTGACGAAGAAACGGGCGAAGTGCTGCCCTTATCGGAATCGACCATTATCCGGGCGTTGCGCGAATACCGGCTGCACCCCGACCAGCTTTTGCAGCCCGACCCTATGAACCGCATGAAGTCGGAACACCCGAACCATTGCTGGCAAATCGACCCGAGTTTGTGCGTGCTGTATTACCTGCCGCGCCAAGGAAAGGACACGGGGCTGCGGGTGATGAAAGAGGAAGAGTTTTACAAAAACAAACCGAAAAACGTGGTGAAGATTGAGCAAGACCGCGTATGGCGCTATACCGGCACCGACCACGCCAGCGGCGCGATTGTTGCCCGCTACTACTTCGGCGGCGAGACTTCGGCCAACCTCTGCGACTTTTTCATCTACATGATGCAGGCCAAAGAAGACATCGGCAAAGACCCGTTTCGCGGCGTACCGCGCATGGTGATGCTCGACCCGGGCAGCGCGAATACTTCGGCAGCATTCAAAAATCTGTGCAAATCGCTGGATGTGCATGTGCAGATTAACAAGCCGGGCAATCCGCGGGCGAAAGGCCAGGTGGAAAAAGGCAACGATATTGTGGAAACGGCGTTTGAAAGCGGCCTGCGCTTTACCGAGGTGGCCGACATCGACCAACTCAACGCGATGGCGGAACGCTGGATGCGCTACTACAACGGCACGCAAATCCACAGCCGCCACGGCCTGACCCGCTATCAGGCTTGGAACAGAATCAAGGCGGAGCAGCTGGTTTTGCCGCCCCCTGCGGAATATTGCAGGGAGTTGGCTCTCAGCGCGCCGAAAGAGGCAAAGGTATCGTCCGATTTGGAAATCCGCTTCGGCGGCCGCTATTACAGCGTGAAAGACATTCGGGGCGTATTGGTCGGGCAGAAACTGTTGGTGGCCAAGAACCCTTGGGAAACCGACGGCGCACGGGTGGCAACCTATGATGCCGATGGCAACGAAATCTGGCAGGCAGTACCGCAGATTGAGTTTGACGAAATGGGCTTCCGAGCCGATGCCGCAGTTATCGGGGCGGAATACAAAGGCCGGATCGATACCGTCGCGCAGCAACATGCCAAGGAGCTGGACAAATTGGCGATGGGCGCGGACACATTGGAAGAAGCGGCGGCCAAACGCAAAGGTAAGGCCGTACCGTTTAACGGCGAAATCGACCCCTACAAACATCAGGAAGATACGCTGGCCGCACGCAATACGCTGTATCTGCCGAAACAAGGCACGCAGATGGAATACAACCGTATGGAAGTAGCCGAGCAGGTGCTCTCCAAGGTGGAAATGGCCAAGCTGTTGAAACCGCGCATCGAAGCCGCGGGCGGCGATTGGAAACAGGCGGTCAGGATGCTTCAGACGGCCTATCCGCAAGGCATAGAAGCAAGCAGATTGGACGAGGCGTTCGATAAATTGATGAATGCAGGCCGTCTGAAAATTCACAGAACGGGAAGCTTATGAAAGCAGCGTTTAAACAAATCGGCAAATCCTATGCTGCCGCTGCCGCCGAAATCGGCTGCAGCAAGCCGATGTTGGTAGCGGTGGTGAACCACGGGAACTGGCCGAAAAAAGGCGCAAACGAATTGCGCGAAAAACTGAAGCAGTATTTTGAAAAGAATGGTGCGGACATCCCAGCGAGCCTGAGAAACGAGCCGGAAGCCGCACCTGCCCACCCTAATGAAAGCGAGGACAAAGAGATGTTACTACGAAAAGCGAAAATCAACCAAGCCGCCAAACAGCATTTCGGGCTGGTGCGCGACCCGTTCCACGATGAAATCCAGTCTGCCGATGATGTGTTTATGACCCCCGATGTGCGCTATGTACGCGAGGCGATGTTTCAGACGGCCTGCCACGGCGGCTTTGTGGCGGTGGTGGGCGAAAGCGGCGCGGGCAAATCGACCCTGCGCGAAGATTTGCAAGACCGCATCAACCGCGAAGGCCGCCAGATTGTGCTGATTGAGCCGTATGTGTTGGCGATGGAAGACAACGACCAGAAAGGCAAAACGCTCAAGGCGGTGCATATTGCCGAAGCGATTTTGGAAGCGGTATCGCCGGGCAGCAGCCCGAAACGCAGCCCCGAAGCGCGTTTCCGCCAAATCCACCGCGCCTTGCAGGAAAGCGCGAAGGCGGGCAACAAGCATTTGCTCTTAATCGAAGAAGCGCACGGCCTGCCGCTGCCGACGCTGAAGCACCTGAAACGCTTTTTTGAATTGAAATCGGGCTTCGAGCGGCTGTTGGGCATTGTGCTAATCGGGCAGACCGAGCTGGCGCAGAAGCTCAGCGAAAACAATCCGGCTGTCCGCGAGGTGGTGCAGCGTTGCGAAGTGGTGACGCTCCTGCCGCTGACCGACGGCAAATTGGAAGGTTATCTGAAGCACAAGTTTGCCCGCGCCGGAGCGGACGTTACCCAAATTCTGGCACAGTCGGCCATCGACGCTGTAGCGGAGCGGCTGACGGTAAAAAGCCGCAGCAGCAAAGGCACGGAGCTGCACAGCCTGCTCTATCCGCTGGCGGTTAACAACTTGGTATCTGCGGCGATGAATCAGGCGGCGGAGCTGGGCTTCGATACGGTAGACGGCGATGTGGTGCGGGGTGTGTGATGAGCGCGAAACGATTGATTACCGCCTATATCCTGCTGCTGTGGCTGGCGGTGTTGGCGATATTTTCTGCCTGCTCCCCGCAGGGTGCGGCGGCGGCAGAAGCGGCGGAGGCACACGAGGCTTGGGAAAAGGTGTACGGCGGTATGAATGAGGCCGAATTGATGGCGGGCGTGGTGTATGAGCCGATTGGAGGGTGTGATGAAGATTGAGCGGGATTACGGCAGGATTAAGGCCAAAGTGTGGCGCGAGCGCAGCGGCTGCGTATGCTGCGAGCTGTCGGATACGCAGGGGGTGTTTATTTTGCTGCTGGTATCGGCGGATGCCCTGGAAGAAGAAGCCGATGTGGTGGCTCAGGCATTGCGCTGTTTGAGCAGCGAAGATTTGAGAAAGGCGGCTTGAGATGGGAGCCAAAATCTACGCGCTGTACAAAGGGGAAAACTTGATTGATACGGGTACGGTTTACCAGTTGGCCAAACGGCAGAATGTGCAGGTCAAAACCATACGTTATTACCAAACCCCGAATTACCAAAAACGCAATCACGGCCATAACCATCGGGTTCTGGTTTTACTGGAAGGAGATTGAGCCATGAAACTACGCTGCCCCGCCTGCGGCGCGGCCATGAGCTTGGAGGTATTGATTGCCCATGACGACGCACGCGAAGCCTTGATTGCGCTGACGGGCATTTCCGACGAACTGACCCGCGCCATGCTCAAGTATCTGACCCTGTTTCGGCCGTCTGAAAAAGATTTGAGCTTTGCCCGTGTAGCCAAGCTGCTCGGGGAGCTGCTGCCGATGATACGGGCGGGGGAAATCAGCCGCGGCAGAAAAGCCTACCCCGCGCCGAGGGAAGCATGGATTTGGGCGGCCGGCCGCTGCCTCGAAGCCCGCGACAAAGGCCGCTTGACCCCGCCTCTGTCGTCGCACGGCTTCCTGCTGGAAAACATCACATTCTGGCAGCCTGAAGCAACGGCGGTAATGTCCGCGGCAGAGCGGCAGCCCCGTACTGCGGCGGCGGAGCAGAGCAAGCTGCGCGACGGGGTCGGCGGGTTGATGGCATGGGCGAACGGAGCGGGAGATGACGGATGACTGGCTGAAACGGGAAATCGCGCGGGGTTTTACGCTTTTGGCCGCGCTGAACCTGAAAGGCCGCCCCGCCGCCAAAGATTTGACCGCCGTCGCCCAAGTGTGGCACGGGCTGCTGATGAAGCAGGAGTGGCAGCCCGAACGCGATACCCCGCGTATCCGGGCGGCGTTTGAGGCAATCGCGGCCACATCAGGCGAATGGCCGAACCCCGTAGATTTAAACAAACACCTGCCGCAGATACCTGTGAAGATGGTGCCGAGGCTGGAACGGAAGCACGTTAAAACACCTTATGCCGCCGAAGTAATGGCGGAAATCAAAAGCCGTCTGAAAAACGCACCCGTATCGAATCGGAACTGGATGCACACGCCGAAAAGCCGGACGGTGGATGAATGCAAACGGATTTATGCCGAAAGGCAGAAAGAGAAAAATCCTTCCGAAAAAAAGTTTGAAAACAGACAATGAAAGGAAAAAAAATGACGCAAGAAATTAAATTTGATGGAAATTTGTTGCGGGTCTGGGAAGTAGCCGAGCGGTTAAGCATTTCCACCGCCGCAGTTTGGTACAAAACCAATCCGAACAACCGCCGATATGACCCCGATTTTCCCAAACCAATCAAAGTATCTTCCAATGTAACAGGATGGATTGAGCAGGAACTTAATAATTACATCGAGATGTTGGCCGACAAGCGGAACGAACCACCAACCCATGAGGAAGCTATCCATGAAATTGAAGAACATTCTTTCGATTTGGAAGTGACGGAAAAAGACGGTCTGTTTGGTGTGAATGTTTACGGCCAGCTATGCAGTTTAACCATTTCACCGAGTTTTAAGACAAGTAACAAGGCAATCAGCAACGGGCTGAAACTGATGGCCAAACTGATATAGATATTTACGGATAAGGAAAAACAAAATGACTGATTTAACCCAATACAGACAAGACGCCAAGGGCAATTTAATCCCGCTGGCCAATATTAAAGAAACCGACCTCTTGCGCGACGAGCTGGTGATGGAAATCGTCGGCAAAGCTCAGGCGGTGCAGGAAAACATTGCCGACTTCAAACGGCAGGCGATGGACGATATTGCCGCTTTCGCCCAGCTTTCCGCAGACCGTTACGATGTGAAGCTGGGCGGCAAGAAAGGCAACATCAGCCTGCACAGCTTCGACGGCCAATACCGCGTGAATCTGGCGATTCAGGACACGCTGGTCTTCGATGAAGGGCTGCTGGCCGCCAAAGCCCTGATTGACGAATGCATCAACGAATGGACGGAAGGCAGCCGCAGCGAGCTGAAAACGCTGATTAACGCCGCTTTCCAAGTGGACAAAGAGGGCAACCTCTCCACCGCCCGCGTGCTCGGCCTGCGCCGCTTGGAGATTAAAGACCGCAAATGGCAGACGGCGATGGAGGCACTTTCAGACAGCCTGCAGGTGCATACCAGCAAGCCGTTTGTGCGCGTGTACAAGCGCGATGCGGCGGGAGCGTATCAGTTGATGAATTTGGATATTGCGAAGGTGTAGCGATGGCGAAGATTAAGATTATTTTGGAAGACACCGATACAGGCATGAAAATGTCGGCTTTCGGAGCTGCATTTGATGAGCATGCCCCTGACCTGACAGATGCCCAGCGGATGTTGGTCATGATTAAAAGGGCAATAGAAATGGCTTTGACCTGTACTGTCGGCACTCAGAATGAAACCAAACACTAAACCCGCGCGGCACGGCCTGCCGCATTTTAAAACTTGGAGCAACCCATGAATAAAACCGAACTGATTGCCGCGATTGCCGAACAATCCGGCCTGACCAAAGCGGATGCAACCCGCGCATTACAGGCGTTCGAATGCGCCGTGATTGGCGAGCTGGCGGGTGGCGGCGAAGTGGCGTTGACCGGCTTCGGCACCTTCCGCGCCGTCAAAGTCGAAGCGCGCAACGGCCGCAATCCTAAAACGGGCGAAGCCATTTTACTGCCGGCGCATACCGCCCCGAAATTCAAAGCGGGCAAGGCTTTGAAAGATGCGGTCAATCCGTAAGGCCGCCCCCGCGCAAATGCCGTCTGGAATATTTCAGGCGGCATTTTTTTATTTGCCATCCCATTATTTTGCGGATAGAATAATTTATAACAACCTGATTATTAATGTAAAAAGTGCAACGCTGTTGCACTTTTTAAGAGTTGGGACGAAACAAGAATGGAAACCGCCACCCAAAAACGCAGCCGCCTGATTAAGCTCCTGCACGTTGCCAAGCCCAAGCTAATGATGGCCGATGGGGACTACCGCTGCCTGCTGGCCAATGTGTCGCAGGGTAAAACCAGCAGCACCAAATTGTCGTTGGAAGAGCTGGAGCTGGCTCTGCGGGCGATGAAGGCGCGGGGTTTTGTGGTGGCGGTCAAACCTCAGGGCAGCCGCGCGGATATTCCGGTGTTCGAGCCGCAGGAAGATATGGCCGGGCAGGTTAAAAAAATCCGCGCCTTGTGGCTGGAGCTGCACTGTTTGGGCGCGGTACGCAATCCGTCGGAGCTGGCTCTGGCCAAATTTGTGAAGCGGATGACGGGTGTGGATTATCAGGGTTGGTTGGACGTAGATAATGCGTCAAGGGTGATTGAGCATTTGAAGAAATGGGTTTTACGGGTCGGAGGTACGGTATGAGCGTAGCAGATAACAAACGGGCGGCTGAATTGATGGCCGATATGGAAGAACAGATTACGGCATGTTTGGTGTCGGTGTCGAACACAGACCGGCAGACCGCACGAATCACGGCGCGGCAGGTATCGGCGCATATCAGCAAGCATTGGGGCGGCCAGCTTTTGTATATCCCCAAAAACCATTTGGGCAAGCTCGATGAGCGCGATGCGGAAATCTGGCGCAAGTTCGACGGCACAAACCACGCCGAGCTGGCGCGTGAGTTTGATTTGACCATGCAGCAGATTTACAAGATTGTGCGCGATGCGGCGGCTTATCATCGGGCGAAACGGCAGATTGATTTGTTCGCTTCGTAGCCTTCCAAGCGCAATAGCGGTCAGGTTTTGTCCTGACCGCTTTTATATTGCGTTTCTCGGAGTGGTCGGGGGTTTGCCTACCCTGCAGCCGAAACGCGCTTAAAACGCAAATTTGGGGCTTTTTTAAAACCGGCGGCAGGCGGCCTGATTTTGCACCGTGTTTTTAGGTGGTGCATTTTTAGATACCCGTCGGGTGGCTCAATTTCAGACCACAACTGTGGCTCAATTTTGCACCACATTTTTTAAGTGGTGCACTTTTAGATGCCTGTTTGCCGTCTGAATTTTTAAAGTCCTTTAAAAGACCCCGCCTCTGTGGCGGGCGACAATCCCTGCAACGATAACGCAGGGATTTTTTTATGCCCAAATTGTTTGAAATCTTTAAGTCCGGCACACGCACAGACCACAACGGCCGCCGCATCACCATCAGCGACGGCGATGTGGCGCAGGCTGCTGCGGCCTACGACCCGGCTCTGTTCCAAGCGCCGATTGTTATCGGCCATCCGCACAGCACCGCCCCGGCCTACGGCTGGGTGGGCAGCCTGAAAGCCGACGGCGGCGTGTTGAGCGCGGACTTCGCGCAGATGGACGAAGGCTTTGTGGATTTGGTTAAGGCCGGCCGCTACAAAAAAGTGTCGGCGAGCTTTTATCCGCCCGACAACCCGAACAACCCCAAGCCCGGCGTGTGGTATCTGCGCCATGTCGGTTTCTTGGGCGCGGTGCCGCCCGCCGTCAAGGGTTTGGCCGCGATTGATTTTGCCGAAGACGACGGCGCGGTGTCGTTCGGCGGAGCAGATGAACCCGCGCCACCCGAAAACCCTTTATCCGATTTACCCGAACATGAACACAAGGAGACCCCTATGTCGCCCGAAGAATTGCTGGCGCAGGAAAAAGCCGCCCGTGAAGCTGCCGAAGCGCGCGCAGCCGATGCGGTAGCGGAGTTAGAAAAGCTCAAAGCCGAGCAAGAGCGCGATTTGCGCGACGCGGCGCACCAGCGCAATACCGACTTTGCCGAAGGCTTGGTAAAAGAAGGCCGTCTGAAACCTGCCGACAAGGATTTGGCGGTGCGCGTATTGGACTTTGCCGAATATCCCGAGCATTACACGGTGGAATTTGGCGAGAACACATTAACCGAAGCCTTGCGCAGCTTTTTCAGCAACCTGCCGAATATGGCGTTAAACAGCCATCTGGCCAAAGGCCGCCCGACCGTGAAACCGGCAGGCCTGTCCGCCGACTTTGCCGAAGCCGCCGACCCCGAAGCCCTGAGCCATCACGAACGCGCGTTGGCTTTGGCTGAAAAAGAAGGCATTGATTACGCCGAGGCGGCGCGCCGCACGGCTGCCGTTTAAACCAAAAGTTGCGACACCGCAACATTTCAAAAGGAAAAAAACATGAGTACTGCCCATTTGAAACAACTGCGCGGCCAGGTCGATCCGGTATTGACCCAACTCGCCCTCGGCTACAAGCAGGCCGACTTTATCGCCGAACGCGTGTTCCCGGTGGTGTTTACCGATAAGGAAGGCGTGCGCGTGCCGGTATTCGGCAAGGGTTCGTTTGTGGAATACGACACCGAACGCGCGGTGGGCGCGGCCTCCAACATCATCACGCTGGACAGCCCGGGCTATCTGCCGGTGGTGCTGGAAGAGCACGATTTGGCGGCGGGTGTGGACTACCGCGAGCAGGCCGAAAGCCAATACGACGAACGCGCCAAGGCCACGCGCCGCGCGGTCAAGGGCGTGCAGCTGCGCCAAGAAATCGAAACGGCGCGCCTGCTCTCCGGCAAGGCGGCTTACGAATCCGGCCACAGCAAAGATTTGGCGGCCGCAAGTGCGCAATGGAGCGATGCGGGTGCCGATGTGCTGTCTGAAATTGCCGATGCCAAAGAAGTGGTACGCGCCGCCTGCGGCGTAACCCCGCGCGTGTTGGTGGTGGGCGCGAGCGTATTGCACGCTTTGCAGAAAAACGAAGCCCTGCGCGGCGCATTGGGTTCGCAGGAGCGTAAAACGCTGCTGAGTACCGAGCAAATCCGCAATCTGTTGGATTTGGACGACATCATCGTCGGCGGTGCGGTATCGACCCCGCACGCCAAAAAGCAGACCGCCGATGTATGGGGCAAGTTTGCCAGCCTGATTGTGCGCCCGAATGCGGCTTCAGGCGGTAACGATGAGGGCGAGCCGAGCTTCGGCTACACCTTCCGCCGCCGCGGCATGCCGCTGGTCGACCGCTACGAAGAAGTGGGCGGCAAGGTGGAATACGCCCGCTACACCGACATCCGCAAAGCGGCGGTGGTGGGCTCGACTTGCGGCTTTTTGTTTGAAAAAGCGATTGCTTAAACCCTTTTCAGGCTGCCTGAAACCCTTTCGGGCAGCCTATGGAGAACATCATGGCACAAACCAAACAAGTGGTTTTAACCACTACCGTCAAAGCAGCCAGTCCGATTGTGGCCAACCGCTTTGTGAATTTTGAAAACAAACAGGCCAAAGCCGGTGAAGCGGTGTTGGGCGTGTCGCCTTACGACTGCGATGAAGGCGATACCGCCGCGGTCGACGTCATCGGCATTGCGCTGGTGGAGGCAGGCGGCGCAGTAGCGGCCGGTGTGGAAGTAGGCGCAGACGCACAGGGCTGCGCGGTAACGGGTGCGGCAAAAGTTGCGGGCACGGCATTGACCGCTGCCGAAGCGGCGGGCGACATCATCCGCGTATTGCTGAAAGGTTAAACGTTATGGCTAAGATTTATATTGCCAACACGCCGCTGATTCTGCAGGACGAAGCGGGTAAAGACTTCCGCGTGGAAACGGGCGAAGCGGTGGAACTGACCGACGCGCAGTACGAAGCGGTGGCGGCGCACGTTAGCCCTACTTTGACCACCGGCGAAGAATTGGACGCGCAGCAGGCGGAAGCGGCTGCGGAAGTTTCAGACGGCCAGCCGTCCGAAACCGAAGCGGAAACTGAACCTGCCGACACCGGCAAACCCAAACGCGGCTCCCGCCGCACCAAGACGGAGTAAGCCGTGTACATCAGCCGCGAAGATTTGGCCGCCGCCGTCAGCCGCACCGAGCTCATCCAGCTATCCAATGACGACGGCTACGGCAGCGAGCCCGACTGGGCCATCGTCGACCGCGCCATTGCCTACGCCTGCGAGCTGGCCGACGGCTATCTGATGGGGCGTTATACCCTGCCGCTCGACCCCGCGCCCAGCCTGCTGCGCCCGATTTGCACGGATATTGCCAGATGGTGGCTGCACCAGCGGCGGATTAACACGGCGGACTTTCCCAAGCCGCTGGAAGCGGCGCACGCCAACGCGGTGAAGCTGTTGGAGCAAATCCGCGACGGCAAAATCCATTTGGGCGTGCGCGTCGGCGATACCGCCGAACCGTCCGGCGGTGCGGTGGAGCAGGCGCACGGCGAGCGCGGCGCGTATCAGGTGCGCGCCAACAGTCGGCAGGATTGGAGCGGCTACTGATGGCTTCGACCCGACCGATACTGCTTGCCCTGCGCGAGCATTTGCAGGCGGCCTTGCCCGATTACGCGGTGGAGCTGTTTCCCGACAATCCAGCAAGCTACCGCTTTATCCACCCCAAGGGCGCGGTGCTGGTGGGCTATCAGGGCAGCCGTTTCAGCCGCCCCGACGGGCTAGGTATGATAGGCCAGCAGCGCGACATCACGCTGCACCTGACCGTGTTCGGACGCGGCCTGCACCACGACGGCGCGGCTTTGGATTTGCTCGACGCGCTCAGGCTGGCCGTTACCGGTTACGCCCCGCCGCATTGCCTGCCCTGCCATCTGCTCTCGGAAGCCTTCCTGAGCGAAGACGGCGGCGCATGGCAGTATGAACTGCGGGTGCAGACCGAAACGCAGCAGGTGCAGGTGTGCACGGATGAAAACCTGCCCAAATTTATTGCCGCCCGCTACCGCCGCGACGGCCAAGCATTAGATACCGATTTAAAACCCAACCAGCCATAGGAGATTGAAACATGGCAGCAGCATTCCACCACGGCACGGAGACCATCCGCATCGACGGCGGCTCCAACCCCGTTTACACCGTTGACGGCGCGATTACCGCCATCGTCGGCACCGCTCCGGCGGGCGCGGTCAACGAACTGACCGTATGCCAAACCAAAAAAGACTTCGCACAGTTCGGCACGCAGACCGGCCAAGGCTTCACGCTGCCCGATGCGGCGCACATCTTTACCCGCTACGGCTCGGGCATCGCCTATGTGGTCAACGTGTGCGACCCCGACAAACACAAAACCATGGTACAGGGCGAGGCTTTGGCAGTTGATGCCGACACCCTGACCGCCCGCACCGCACATATCGCGCTGCAAGCGGGCTACACCGTGCGCGACGGCGGCGCGGAATTGGGCGAAGGCGCGGATTACACCATCGATGCCGCCGCAGGCGGAATCGTGTTTAAAACCAAGCCGGACAATCCGACTATCGACTACACCTACACCGACCCGGCCAAAGTTACCGAAGCCGATATTCTCGGTGGTTTTCAGGCAGCCACGGGCAAGCGCACCGGCTTGGAATTGCTGACCGAAGGCTTCAACCGCTTCGGCGCGGACGCGAAAATCATCATCGTGCCCGAATACGACCAAACCGCAGCCTGCGCCGCGGCCATGATTGTGCTGGCGGAAAAACTCCACGCCGTCGCCTATATCAACGCCCCCAAAGGCACCGGCCTGTCGCAGGCGATGGAAGGACGCGGCCCGAACGGCAGCATCAACTTCAATACGTCCAGCGACCGCGCCCAGCTCTTCTATCCGCACGTTACCGGCCTGCTCGGTACGGAAGCCTTGGCCACCCATGCCGCCGGCCTGCGCATGAAAACCGATGTGGAAAACGGCTATTGGTTCAGCATTTCCAACCGCGAGCTTTTGGGCGTAACCGGCGTGGAAACCGGCCTGACCGCCCGCGCCGACGACCCGCAGAGCGAAACCAACCGCCTCAACGAAAAAGGCATTACCACCGTCTTCAACAGCTACGGCACGGGTTACCGCATGTGGGGCAACCGCTTGGCGTGTTTCCCGACCGTCAGCCATATCAAAAACTTCGAAACCGCACAACGCACCGGCGATTTGATTGACGAGAGTATCCGCCGTGCCGAGCTGCAATACATCGACCGCCCGATTGACGACGCGCTCTTGGACAGCTTGGTGGAAACCGTGCGCACCTATCTGGGCACGCTGCGCTCCATCGTCGGCTTCAACGTCGGCTTGGATTACGACTACGATTTGGCAGATTCGTTCAGCAAAGGCCAAGTGCCGATTGTGTACGACTACACGCCCAAGCTGCCTGCCGAGCGCATTACCAATACCAGCGTGATGACCCGCAAATATCTGGCCAACCTCGTCAGCGGTAATTAAGAAAGGATTAAACGATGAGCCAAATCAACGCCATCTACAATGCCAACGTCTATATCGACGGCAACAACCTCTTGGGCAAAGCCGCCGAATTCAAACTGCCGGAAATGGAAATCGGGCAGGACGAATTCAAAGGCTTAGGCTTAGCAGGCACCATCAAACTGCCCAACGGCGTGGAAGCCCTCGAAGGCGAAATCACATGGAACAGCTTCTTTCCCGAAGTCGCCAAACGCGCCTCGCACCCGTTCAAATCGGTGCAGCTGATGGTGCGCGCCAACTACCAGACCTTCGACGCGCGCGGCCTGGCGCAGGAAGTGCCGCTGGTGACCTTTGTAACCGTGATGTTCAGCAAAAACGCGCTGGGCGGCTACAAACCCAAAGAAAAAGCCGAGTTCTCCAGCACCTACCAAGCCACCGAAATCCGCCAAATGCTCGACGGGCGCGAAGTGCTGTATTTCAACGCCTTTACCAACACTTACCGCGTGGACGGCCAAGACGTACTCAGTCAGATGCGTAAGAACATCGGCGCGTAGCCCTGCCACACCGAACCCCGGAACAAGAAACACCCTGCTTTACGGCAGGGTGTTTTTTTAAAGGCGTTTAAAAGCCGCACCTTTACAGACGGCCTAAACTGGTGCCTGAAACGCGGGATTGTTCCGGCCGGACCCGCACGGCCTGTTTTGAAAAAGGATTGCAAAAATGACTGAGAAAAACGAATCGCAAAAGCTGCAGGAGCAACTGGGCATCGGTAAGGAAATCGTACTGGTTGAGCCGCTTGATACGCCGACCGGCAAAGTGGAGAAGCTGACGCTGCGCCGTGTGAAAGTGAAAGACTACAAGCGCGCCGCCGAACAGTATCCGGACAATGCCGCCTTGCAGCAGCTGGCGACTCTGTCGCTGGCCAGCGGTCTGATGGAAGAAGATTTTGACAACCTGTGCTGGGAGGATTACCAGCAAATCAGCAAATTTTGTCTTGGCGTTTGATTGGGAGGCGTTTTATCAGGCAGCAGCCGATTTAGCTTGGTGGTTCGGCTTTTCGCCGGGCGACTTGGACGGGCTGTCGCCTGATGAGATTGTGGCTTGGCAACGCCAAGCCAACAGACAGATTAAAGCGAAGTATTCGAAACTTTAGCGGCTTTGGCAGCTTTGGCTTGGGCGCGCTCTTCAAGGAAATTGCGGCGCGCCCGAAGCCACCACGCTGCAAGCATACCTATAACGGCAGCAATGATACCGATACCTGTGCCGAATATAAGCATGACGGCAACAGTAACCGCAGCAGCAATGAGAAAGCTACCTCCGGCTATCCATAGAGATAGAAATACTGCTATGCAGGACACAGCAATAACGGTAACGGTAACACCTTCGGCAACATTCATATAAGTGTTGTCTGTACGCATTCTATTTCCTTTCCTATAACTGTATTTTTAGCGCAGGTATCCGACAATGTCAAAAGAATTGTTAGTCGGCGTCGTGATCGGCGCATCCCTTAAAGCCGGTTTTGCAACAGTTTTCGGGCGGGCGGAGCAGACCGTCAAGGCTCTGGGCAGCGAAATCAAAAACGCGACCAAGATGCAGGAGCAGTTCGGCCGCGCCCTGCGTGCGCGCCAAGCACTCAACCCCACCCACAACCTTGCCAAAGAATCCCGTGCCTATGCCGAACTGAGTATGTCCATCAAACGGGCAACCGTCGCGCAAAACAATCTGAATCAGGCTTTGGCCAAACAGGCTTCCGCCCGCCAATTCCGCGCCAATCTGCGCTCGGAAATGACGGAAACGGCAGCACATGCCGCCGTGGTTACCGGCCCTGTTATCGGTGCGGTCAAGAAGTTTATGGAGCAGGAAGACGCTTCCGCCGATTTGAAAATCTCCATGATGCGTAAGGACGGCAGCTTCGGCAAGTTCGAGGAAATCGACCGTTTGGCCACGCAGTGGGGTGCGGCACTGCCCGGTAATAAAACCGACTTTACCAACATGGTAAAAGACCTGAAAAGTCAGGGTATTTCCGACGACACCATTATCAACGGCGGCGGTCTGGCAACCGCACAATTAAATGTAGTTATGGACATTCCGATTTCCGACGGCAGTTTCTTTGCCAAAAACATGGAAGCACACGGTATCAAGGAAAGCGAGTTACTGCCGTCTGCTGACCTGACCCAACGCGCTTATTTTGCTGCAGGCTTGAGCAAAGAAAATATGTTTGGTGCGATGAAATACTATGCACCATTAACCAACATACTCGGCTATACAGGGCTGGAGCATCAAAAAAAGATTTATGCCGTTGAGGGTATGGCCGCGACCAAAGGTGTCGAGGATACTCAATTCGGTACAAACTTTGCCTCCTTCTTAACTCGGCTCTCCAAAGGTCCTGCAAACTTGGAATCTGCCAAAACAGGGACAAAAGGCAAACTGAAAAACATGATGCAGGATGCGGGCGCAGAGTTTAATTTCTTCAACCCTGACGGCACGATTAAAGACTTAAGGGAAATTACAGGAATCTTAGAAACCGAATTCGGCAAAATCAAAGCGAAATACGGCGACAAAGGTGTAATGGATATTTCCGATGCAATGTTTGGACCGGAGGGCAACCGTGTAGCATCTAACCTGATTCAGCAAGGTGTTAAAGGCTTTGACGAAATGATAGCCAAAATGGACGACCAAGCCTCCATTCACGACCGCATTAAAGTCAAAACCAACACCTTGTCTTCGGCTTTCGAAGCCTTGGGCGGCGTTGCGGAGAATACGGCTGCCATTTTTGGAGGAATTTTCGCAGAGGATTTGAAGGGTTTGGCTACCGGTTTTCAAAACCTGATGGAAAACCATATTGCCCCTTTTATCCAAAACAATAAAGCCGTCATTAAATGGCTTTTGGGTTTGGCCGGCGGTTTTTTATTGCCAAAATGGCTATCTTGGCATTTGCCTACGGTATCTCTATGACTGCTATGCCATTCCACGCATTTATGGTATCCATCGCCAAATTCAAAGCCCTAAAAGCCCTGTACGGTCTGTTCCGTGCCGGACAAATCAGCAAAGGTGTGGCGGTGTTCCGCGCATTGGGCATGTCTGCCACGGGTGCGGCCACGGCGGCAAAATGGCTGACGCTGGCCATGCGGCCGCTGGGTGCGGTATTCGGTATGCTGGCCAAATTACCCGGTGTCCGCCAACTCGGTATGGGGCTGCTGTGGCTTAAAAACATTGTGGTCTTCATCGGCCGCTCGCTGCTGACGACCGTCCCCGGATTTGCGGTACTGGCCGTAGCCGCCTTGCTGATTTACAAATACTGGCAGCCGATTAAGGCGTTTTTTGCAGGACTGTGGGAGGGGTTGAAGCAGGGACTGGCTCCGATTGCACCGATGTTCGAGGGTTTGTCCGGCGTGTTTTCGGGGTTGTGGTCAACAATCCAGCCGTTTGTGCAGCCAATTATCGACTGGTTCACGGAGTTTTTCAGCATTACCCAAGCAGCCGAAGGCGGCGTGCGCAGTTTCGGCGAATCGGTCGGCTTGTGGATAGGCGAAAAGATTTCTGCCGTGGTGTCTTGGATAACCGAAAGGGTCGAAGCAATCAAAACCGCTTTTGACGGTGGTTTGGCAGGTATCGGCGCATTGATACTCAACTGGTCGCCCGTCGGCCTCTTCTATCAGGCTTTTGCGGCGGTTATGGACTATTTCGGCATCGAGATGCCGGCCAACCTGACCGGCTTTATCTCTGCCGCCATTAACGCGCTCAGCAACCTGATTATGACGTGGTCTCCTGTAACTGCCTTTATGACGGCGTTTCAGGCCGTATGGTCTTGGCTCTCGGGCTTGGGTGCAATCTTTACCGCCTACGGCAGCCAAATGATTGACGGCTTGGTCAACGGCATCAAAGCAGGTGTCGGCCGGGCGGTGGAAGCGGTTCAAGGTGTGGTATCGATGGTTAAATCCGCCTTTACATCCGACCGCAAAGGTATGGCTATCCATTCCCCGAGCCGCGTGTTTATGCGCTACGGCGGATTTATTACCGAAGGTCTGAGCAAGGGTCTGCAACGCGGCGCAGCCGGACCGGTATCGTCTATCGGCGGCATGGCAAATCAGCTGAAACAGCGTTTTTCACGCAGTAGCGGACGGTTGTCAGCCGACTTGTCTGCCGAAATGTCGGCAAACGCCGCAGAATTCGCCCAAGCGCGGCAGCAGCGCGGGCAGGAAACGGCAGCCGCTACTGCGGCAAACGGCAGTATCACAATCAACTTCAATCCTACCATCCACGCCCCCGGCGGCGATACCGCGCAGATTCAGACGGCCTTGCAGATGGGTTTGCGCGAGTTTGAAGAGCTGTTCCGCAGGATGATGGCGGACAGGGAACGGAGGGCATATTGATGCCGTTGGTTTCAACCCTCACCCCCAGCCCTCTCCCGGTTGGGAGAGGGGGACGATGTGCCGCTACGCGGGGTGTATTGATTGGGAGGGCATATTGATGTACGCACAACTGGGAGATGTACGCTTCGAACTGTTGCAGGGTTTCGAACGGCTGGAGGCGCGGCACGAGGCGAGGTTTGCCAAGCACGAGGTGCTGGCCGGACGGCCGCGTTTGCAGGCGGTGGGCAACGAACTGACCGAGCTGCGTATCGGCATCAGGCTGCATTGGCTGCTGGGTAATCCCGATACGGCCTATAAAGGTTTGCTGACCGCTTTGGAGGCGCAGCAGGCGGTGTCGCTGGTATTCGGCAGCGGCAGGTTTGTCGGCTGGTTTGTGATTGAACGGCTTTCCGAGCGCACGCTGATTCAGGACGGCAAAGGCCGCACGGCGGCGCGTGAACTGGATGTGAAGCTGACCGAGTTTGTCGGCGACCCGAACAATCCGCTGCCGACCCCGGGCATCGCGCAGGCGGGCAAAAACCCGCTGCTGGGGCTGCTGCCCGAATCGGTGCAGGCGCAGGCTTCCGACCTGATGCAGGCGGTGGAGACGGGCATCAAAATCTACCGGGAGGCGGAAAGCGGCGTGCGCGATTTGCAGCGGCTGGCCGGTGCGGTGCGCGAGCTTAAAAACGACCCGGCAGGCGCGTTGAATATGCTGGGCGAGGCTCTGGAGACCGGGAGCGGCGTATTGGGCCGTCTGAACAATCTGCCGCAGGTAACATCGCTCATCGGTGATTTGTCGGGCGCGGCAGAGATGGCGGCGCAGGCTTCGCAGGCGGCTTCGGAATTGGGCGGTGCGGCGGCTTCTGCACGGGCTGCATTTGAGAGCGGCAATCCGCTTGATTGGCTGGAAGGCGGCGCAGACGCGGTGGAACGGGCGGGCGGCGCATTGGCAGACGGTGCGGCGGCGGTGGAAACGCTGACCGCATGGCTTGCGGTACGGAGGGACATCTGATGAGTGCGGTTATCCGCTACACCACGCGCGACGGCGACCGCTGGGACTTAATCGCGCACAAGCATTACGGCAACGCGCTTATGACAGACGGGCTGATGGCGGCCAATCCGCACCTGCCCTTGGCCGAAGAGTTTAAAAGCGGTTTAACCGTGTTTGTGCCGGTGTTGGAACACAAACCGCAAAACAGCCAAGCGGCGATGCCGCCGTGGATGCGGTAATTGCAGACGGCCTGAAAGGACACAACAATGGACGCTTTGGGCGCATTTTTAAAACTGAACGGCTTCACAGGCAGCGGCAGCAGCCATCCCGTAACCCGCCCCGACTTTGTAATTAAGTATGAGCAGAAAGACATCACCGGCGAGATTTCGCCCTATCTGATTTCGTTCGGCTATACCGATTATTTGGGCGAGCAGTCCGATGAACTGCAGGTGGAATTTGAAGACACCGATGGCCGCTGGCTGCGCGGCTGGTATCCCGAACACGGCGACCGTCTTTCTTTAAGCATGGGCGACCAATTCACGGGCTTGGTGGATTTGGGTTTCTTCGAGATTGCCGAAATCGAATACAGCACCACCCCGAGCGTGGTCATCCTGAAAGCCTTGTCCACCGGCATTACCAAAGCCAACCGCCGGCTGCAACCGCGTGCCTACGAAAAAACCACACTGGCGAAAATCGTGCGCGAAGTGGCAGGCCGTCTGAAACTCAAGCCCGACGGCGAGGTGCGCGACATCAAAATCGAACGCGTTACCCAGTATCAGGAGCGCGATGTCGAGTTTCTGACGCGGCTGGCGCGGCAGTACGGGCATACGTTTAAAATCGTCGGCGACAAGTTGGTGTTTACCGACAATGTGAAGCTGGCCGAACGAGAGGCGGTGGCGGTATTGCTGCCCGAAGACATCACGCGCCTGCGACTGCGCGATTTGATTAAGGGTGTGCCGGACAAGGCGGTGGTGTCGGGCTACGATGCCAAAAAGAAAAAGGCTTTTACCGCCACGCGCAAAGCCAAGCCGCGCCGGGCGAAAGCCAAGCGCGCAGCCAGCGGCGACACGCTGCGGATTATACCTAACAAGGGCGAGAGCCAAGACCAGACCAACGCCCGCGCCGATGCCGCCCTTGCCGCCGCGCAGGACGAGCAAATCGCGGGCAACGTGTCGTTGTTCGGCAACGCGCTCTTGGTGGCCGGACAGGTGGTGGAGCTTAAAAACCAAGGCAAATTCAGCGGCCGCTATCTGGTCAAACAGGCGCGGCACGATTTCAGACGGCATTCCGGCTACACCACGGAATTGGAAATCAAAATGGTGGAATACATTCCCGAAACCCCCGAACCCCCCGAAACGGAGCGCAATAATGAAACAGCAGACAACCCATGATTTCGGCGCAACCCTGCAATTCGGTATTGTGGCGGCGGTGGACGAAGCCGGCCACAACCTGCGCGTGCGCCTACCCGCCTTGGAAGACATGGAAACCGACTGGCTGCCGATGATTACCTTTGCGGCGGGCGGCAATCAATTTTACAGCCTGCCCGACGAGGGCGAGCAGGTGGTGTGCCTCTTGGACGCACAGGGAGAGAGCGGCGCGGTGCTGGGTGCGACCTACAACGCCGCCGACAAACCGCCCGCCGCGAGCAAAGATATGTGGGTGCGCCGGTTTAAAAACGGCACGGTCATCGAACATGACCGCAAAACGGGTGATGTGCGGGTCAAGACTTCGGGCGTGGTTACGATTGATGCCGATGCGGTGGTGGAAAAAACGCTGACGGTAAACGGTCTGCTCACTTATACCGCAGGCATGAGCGGTTCGGGCGGCGGCGGAGCTTCGGCCATGATTGACGGTGCGGTTCATGCGACGGGCGACATTACGTCCGGCGGCATCAGCCTGCCCAACCACACCCATCCGGGCGATTCGGGCGGTACCACCGGCAAACCTCAATAAAAAAACCGCCCGCATGGGTGCGGGCGGAAAACAGATGTTTTTTTATGCGGTTATTGACTGAAATACAGGATTAGGGCTAATATTGCTTTCAAGGCATCAGCCTTAACCGTGATTTTCAGAACAAACCGCTTTGACCGTAGGTAGATCTGAATCACATATCTCACCTCCTTTAAGGGGTGTGATTTGCAAACCAGCCCCGACGGCCATCGGGGCTTTTTTGCAACCCCGTACGGATTATCATACAAACAGATAGAACCACGCAATCTTTAAAGCCGTTTAAAAGCCTTTCAGACGGCATTTTGCCAAAATCCCTGCAACCGATTATTCAGTTGCAGGGATTTTTTATGCGCTTCGACCACCCCGTATCCACCCACTGGCAGATTGCCCCCGACGGCAGCGGCATCACGCAGGGTGCGGACGACATCGGCCTGTGCATTCACAACATTTTGTCCACCCGCAAAGGTGCGGACGTAACCCGTCCCGATTTCGGCAGCAGCCATTTTGATTACATCGATACGCCGGAAGACGTGTTTGTCCCCAATGCCGTGCGCGAAGTGGTGCGGGCGGTGCAGACATGGGAGCAACGCGCGGTAGTGGAAGAGGTAACGTTTGGCGGTAATGCGCCGCACATCGTGATGACCGTGCATTGGCGCGTGGCGGACGATGTGGGCGGCGAAGTGTACCGCACCGGTTTGGATTTGGAGGCGGCGGCATGGATTTGAGCAAACTGAAGCGCGAAGACGTAAAAGCGGTGGAAGACGATTTGGCGGCGGTACTGGCCGCAACCATCGCCGATTACGAAGCGCGCAGCGGCAAAACCCTGCAACCGGCTCATATCGAGCGGCTGCTGATTAACACCTATGCCTACCGCGAAACCCTGACCCGCAAGGCACTCAACGAAGCCTACCGCCAGCAGCACCCGCGCTTTGCCACGGGGCTGATGCTCGACATCTGCGGCGACGATGTGAACACGCCGCGCCTGCAGGCTTCCGCCGCACGCTGCACCATCCGCTTTTCGGCGGATGCGGCGGCATTGGCAGGGATTCAGACGGCCTTTATCCCGGCCGGCACTCCGGTATCGGCGGGCGAAGTATCGTTTGCCACCGCAGAAGCGGCGGTACTGACCGCCGAACGCCCCACAGCATCGGTAGAGGCCGTCTGCACCCAGAGCGGCGCAATCGGCAACGGCTGGTCGGCCGGACAAATCAACTCATTGGAAACACAGCCCGCAGCCGGAGTGGAAATCAAAGCCGCCAACATTACCGTACCGTCGGGCGGCGCGGATGTGGAAAGCGACGAAGACTACCGCCGCCGCATCCTGCTCGCGCCCGAGAGTTTCAGCGTGGCCGGGCCCGTGGGTGCGTATGAGTATTTCGCCCGCGCCGTCAACCAAACCATCTGTGACGTGTACGTCGACAACCCCAAAACTGCAGACGGCCAGCCCGTCGGCGGGCAGGTGCGCGTAACCGTACTGACCAAAACCGGTATGCCGTCCGAAGAACTGCTGAACCAAGTACGCGAAGCCTTATCCGCCGAACGCCGCCGCCCCTTGTGCGATTCGGTTACGGTGGCCGCCCCGACGGCGGTGGATTACGCGCTGGATGCCGAGCTGGTTTTATACACCGGAGCCGACCCCGACAAAGTCGTTGCAGCCGCCAAAAGCGCATGGGCGGAATACGAAGCCGCAAGACGTGAAAAACTGGGGCTGGACATCGTACCGCTGGATATTCAGACGGCATTGAAAGTAGACGGCGTGTACAACGTCATCCTGCGTTCCCCGACCCTGCGCGTGGTGGCATCCGGCCAATGGGCGCGCTGCACGTCGGTACGCATCACCGCCGCCGCGCAGCAGCAGGAGGGGTAAACCGTGGCCAAACTCTCCTACGCCGACATCATCGAACGCGACCAACGCTACAAAATGCTGGCCGACTTGGGTTTGCGCCTGTCCGACATCGAAGCGGCGAAACTCATGCCGCGGCTGGTACATCTGGTTGCACCCGAACATCTGGACCTGCTGGCCGAGAGCCGCAGCATTTTGGGTGCGGACGGCTACTGGCTGGCGGAATCCGACCAAGCCCGCCGCCGTCTGATTAAAGGCGCGTACGAGCTGCACCGCTACAAAGGCACGCCGTGGGCCATCCGCGAAATTGTGCGACGGCTGGGCTTCGGCGAAGTGGAAATCATCGAAGGCATGGGCAACAAACGGCACGACGGCGAAATCACGCGCAACGGCCGCTACGCCCACGGCCACAGCGACCGCTGGGCGCACTACCGCGTCATCATGAGCCACCCGGTTACCAACGGACAGGCAGCCCTGCTGCGCCACACCCTGCGCGCTTTCGCTCCCGCCCGCTGCGTACTGGCCGCGCTCGACTATCAGGCATCCGCCGTACGCCACAACGGAAAAATCACCCGCGACGGCCGCTTCAACCGCGGCACGGCGTAACACAAGGAAAGAAAACATGGCAAACCTAGTAGAAACCAACCGCTGGGAAGCGGGCATTTACCAGTTTGAAACCTCCGACCCCGTGATGGGCGGCCCCAACGGCATCGACAACCGCCCCACGCGCGAGCTGGCCAACCGCACCCTGTGGCTCAAAACCGAGCTGGCGAAAGCCGTACAGAGCATAGGCAGCAACAAAACCGCCGCCGATGCCGCCTACGCCCGCAAAACCACCGCATTGACCGCAGGCGCGGGGCTGACGGGTGGCGGCACGCTGGGCGGCAACGTCTCGTTCTCGCTCGGCACACCGTCCGACCTGACCGAAAACAGCACCAGCGAATCCGTCAGCAATACCCACAGCCACAAGCTGCCACGCGCCTCCACCTCTGCACGAGGCATCGTCAAGCTCAACAACACCCTGACCGGCACCGCTGCCGACGAAGCCCTGACCGCTGCACAGGGCAAAGCCCTCAAAGCCCTGATTGACGGCGTATCAGACGGCAGCTTCAAGCTGCGCGGCGAAATCCCCGCTACCCAAAACCTCAATGGATTGAGCGCGCCCGACCAAACCGGCGTATGGCACCAGTCGGCCAATGCACGCTCGCTGCCCGGGCTGAATTATCCCGTGCAATACGCGGGTACGTTGTTTGTTTTACCCGCCGTGGCAGGCGGTACACAAGTCTATATCCCGTACAACAATACGGGTATTTGGACGCGCACCCAAACATCGGGCAGCAGCGGCTGGAACGCATGGAAGCAACTCGGCAGCGACAAAGCCGCCCAATCCGTCGTGATGAATGCCGGAAACGGTCTGACCGGTGGCGGCGATTTGAGTCAAAGCCGTACCCTGACACTCGGCATACCGTCAAGTATCGGCGCAACCAGTACCAACAGTGTCGGCAGCAACACCCACAGCCATGCCGTCGATAAGGCCAGCACCACACAGGCAGGCATCGTCAAACTGAACAACAGCCTGACTTCGGACAGTACGGTTGAAGCACTGACAGCCGCACAGGGTAAGGCTTTAAAAGGCTTAACCGACGGCAAACTTGGCAACAGTGGCAACCAAACCCTGACTAACGGCGTACTCAATATCCAGCGCAATGCATGGGAAAAACTGCGTTTTACCAATCCGGACGGCAGCTTCTGGCGGTTTGAAGCGGAGCCTGTCGGTAACAATGCGAACGGCGCACGGTTTAACTTCGTCTTCAACGGTGCGGGAGGCGGTTCCGAAGTCGGCCGCGTAGCTTTTCCGCGCGTAGAGGGCGGAGAGACGGCAGCGTATCAGAGTTGGGTCAATGCGCGTATTACTGCTGAAAAGCCTTATCTGCAAACCATTAACTACTACGACGACCAAAGCGGCGGCTACGCCCAAACCGGCTTCTATCGCGGCAACGGCGCACAAATCGACGGCAAAAACACGTCGCCGATGGAAATCCACATCGCCCACCCGTCTTACACAAACAATGCCTACGCCCGAGGTATCGGTTTTGCCTACGGCGGCAACTTCGGTTTGTACACCACTTCGTGGGACAAAGACGGCGTGTATCAGGGCATGAAAACCGTGCTGACCGAAGAAAACGGCGTGATGCTCACAGGCAATCAGACAATAGGCGGCGTGAAAACATTGAGCGGCGGCATGCTGAAAATCGACCGTTCCGGCCGCCTTGCCGAAATAGGCGTTGGTGCTGCCGATACCTATTTGATGAACCGCACCAGCAACAAAGCCCTGCAACTCAAAGACGACGGCACGCTCGCATACAGCAACGACAAAATCATGCTGTATTCCGACCGCTCCGATGCGGTAAACCTGAACGACACGTCCAAACTCGCCACCAGCCGCGCCGTCAAAACCGCCTACGACAAAGCGGCGGCAGCCGAAACCGCAGCCGGTTTAGCCGGTCCGGCAGGCACAGTTGCTTTCATTGCAGGTGCTTATGCTCCCGCAGGCTGGCTCAAATGCAACGGCGCGGCAGTCTCCCGTACAACCTACGCCAAACTGTTCGCCGCCATCGGTACGCATTACGGCGCAGGCAACGGCTCGACCACCTTCAACCTGCCCGATTTGCGCGGCGAGTTTATCCGCTGTTTGGATGATGGGCGAGGAGTGGATGTCGGACGTGTTTTAGGCACAGTACAAACCGATGCCATGCAGCAATGGTTTGCGGAACTGACCCTGCAGCGCGCCCAAGTTAACAGGGAAGAAATCGTAAACGGGGCAGTGCAGTTTTTGTCCAGCGACAAAAGTAATGCCATTCCCGGCGGTGGTTGGGCGGTTTCGCGCACCATCATCGGTCCGGCTGTAAATAACTCCGCGCGTACTGCTGCCGAAACCCGCCCGCGCAACATCGCTTTACTGCCCATCATCAAAATCTAATCCCGAAAGGACGACACCATGAACACCCAAATCCAATGGACCAAACCCGTCTGCCAGCTTGACTCTGAAGGCATTTATATCGGACAAACTGAAGCCGAACTGGACGTTTACGCCAAAGACGGCAGCTATCTTGTCCCCGGAGGCTGCATCGAAGCCGAAGCCCCGTCCGAAATCCCCGCAGGCAAAGCCGCCAAATGGAACGGAGAAGGCTGGGACTTTATCGATGACCACCGCGGCCAAACCGCCTACGACACCGCCACCGGCGAAGCCGTCATCATCGAAAAAGCCGGTGCGCTTTCAGACGGCCTCACGCTCGAGCTGCGCCCGTCGGAGTGTCACAAGTGGAACGCTAAAAAGAAACAGTGGCAGCCCGACCCCGACAAACAGGCCGCCAAAAAAGCCACGCTGCAAGCCGCCGCATGGGAACGCATCAAAACGCGCCGCAGCGAAGCCGTGCAGTCGGGCGTGTACGTCGCATCCGTGCAGAAATGGTTTCACAGCGACGCGCCCAGCCGCCAGCAGTACATCTTTTTACGCACCTTGCCCGCGCTGCCCGACAACCTGCAATGGAAAACCATCGACGGCAGCTTCGTACAGATGACCAAGCCGCTGCTGGACGAACTTTCCATGACGCTTTTAACGGCGGAGCAGGCAGACTTTGCCAACGCCGAACGCCACCGCACCGCCATGTTGCAGGCCGACAAGCCCGAAGAATACGACTTCTCCGGCGGTTGGTCGGCCGCCCCCGATATTCAGACGGCCTGAAAACCGTAGGTCGGGCATTTCTGCCCGACACCACCTAAAAAAACAAAGGAAACCGACATGACCCGAGTTTATCTGGCCTGCTACAAAGGCGGCCGCGACTGGACGGGCTGGCAAAACGCGTGGCCGTACCTCAAAGCCCGCACCGCCGACTACCTGATCCGCCTGTTCACGCGCGGGCCGTACAGCCATTGCGAGATTGCCGTATCGGACGGCGGCAGACAATACCGCTGCTACTCCAGCTCCGTGCGCGACGGCGGCGTGCGCCTCAAAACCATGCCGCTGCCGTCTGCAAAATGGGACTTAATCCCGCTGCCGCCCGAAACCGCCGCCCATGCCGCATATCTGTACGAACAAACCCGAGGTGCGGGCTACGACTGGCGCGGCGCATTGGGCACGGTATTGCGCCTGCGCCAAAGCGGCACCCGCTGGTTCTGCTCCGAATGGTGCGCCCGGGCATTACGCCTGCCCGGAGCGTGGACGTACAGCCCGAACGCGCTGGCGGCACGGATGCGGCAACCCGATTTTTAAACCGCTTTAAAAGCTCCAAAGCAAAAGCCCTGTCAAACTGACAGGGCTTTCTTAACGGAAAGACGGCAACGCGGCAGGTGTTGGAGCACCCACCGCGCCGGCCGAGCAGAGTAAGCCTGCATTGACCTAAGCCGCCACCTCGCGAGGCAGGGCGGATTGTATCACTAACCAATGTGGGAGACACCAAAAAATGCAATTCCGTTGCAAAAACTGTAACAAACTGTTGGCCGTCGGCAGCGGCGACTTCGAAATCAAATGCCCGCGCTGCAAGGAAACCAACAGCTGCCGCTCTTTAACAACCGGGAATGCCGTCGAGCATCGTGACCCGAAAGGAAACCATGAATGCCCGACCATCCGAACTCCAAACCGGTAAACCCGCCGTCGGCAGCCTCTTTGCCGGCATCGGCGGCTTCGACCTCGGCTTCGAGCAAGCCGGATTTCAGACAGCATGGCAGGTCGAAATCGACCCCGTCTGCCGCGCCGTACTCGCCGACCGCTTCCCCCATGCCCGACAGCACGAAGACGTGCGCACCTGCCTGCAGGAGCTTGCTGCCGTCGATGTTGTCGTCGGCGGCTTCCCCTGCCAAGACGTTTCACAAATGGGCAAACGGCGCGGCCTTGCCGGAGAACGCACGGGTCTGTTCTTCGACGCGGTGCGTATCGTGCAAGCCCTTCAACCGCGCCGGTCTGCTCTTTTCAAACGATGGCCGCGACTTCCAAACAGTCCTTGAAACGCTTGCCGAATGCGGGTATGTGGGATACTGGCGCGTGCTGGACAGCCGTTATTTCGGAGTCCCCACAAAACGCCGCAGAGTATTCGTGGTCGCAGGTCTTCGAGAGCTGCCCCCCGCAGAGCTGCTGGGTGATGCCGGACCAATGGAACGCCTATCTGGCCAGACGGAAGCGGGCAGTCCGTGGGCGGACGCTCATCCTACGCTGCTTGCAGGTTTCCGCGACGGGACAAGTATCGACCTCTCGGGCGGAAATGTCGTCGCTGTCGCCGACAGCAGGGATAAGATGGCTGAGCGGGCGCGAGAGGCTGAGGATTATGGGCTTCGACGGGGACTGGATGCGGCCGGCGCTGCGGAAGCTCGGGCTGCCGGAAACGCCGTCTGTCCGCAAGTCGCCCACTGGATTGCCGAAAAACTCATCAAAACATTCTGATTGAATCCTATCGAACGCCTCGAGCGTCTTCCTCTCTCTATATATTAAGATAAGGAAGATACGATATGCGTACCGACACACCCCTGCCGATTATCCCGTGGATGGGCGGCAAACGCCGTCTGGCAAAACGCCTGCTGCCCATGTTTCCCGAACATACCTGCTATGTAGAACCCTTCTGCGGCGGCGCAGCCTTATTCTTTCTGCGCCCCGAACCCGCCAAAGCCGAAGTGCTCAACGACATCAACGGCCAGCTTATCAACCTCTACCGCGTGGTGCAGCACCATTTCGACGAGTTCGTGCGCCAATTCGAGTGGACACTGACCGGTCGCGAAGTATTCGCCCGTCTCCAATCCACACCGCCCGAAGCGATGACCGACATCCAACGCGCCGCACGCTTCTTCTACCTGCAACACAACGCTTTCGGCGGCAAAACCGCCGGCCAACATTTCGGTACCGCCACCACCGCCCGCGCATGGAACGCCGCCGACATCGCAGGCCGTCTGAAAGCCGCACAGCAACGCTTGGGCGGCGTCATCATCGAAAACGAAGCGTGGGACAAATGCTTCAAACGCTACGACCGCGAACACACCTTCTTCTACCTCGACCCGCCGTACTGGCAGACTGCAGGCTACGACCGCGCCTTCGATTGGCCGCAATACGAACTGCTGGCCAAAATGATGGCCGGGAGCAAAGGCAAAGCCATGCTCTCCATCAACGACCATCCCGACATCAGAGAACTGTTCAAAGACTTCCGTACCGAAAGACTGGAGTTGGCCTACAGCGTTTCCCGTGACAAAACGCCCAAAACCAGCGGCGAACTGGTCATCTGCAACTGGTAGGCCGTCTGCAACAGACAAAACAAAAGCGACGCCGCCGTCGCTTTTGTTGTCTCGATTCTATATTCTCCGCCCCTTATCAATGACACGCCGCCACAACAACAACCAACCCGTGCAAATAAGGCGTACCCGCAGGCAACCCCGTTTCCCGAGCCAGTTCCTTGCCGAACGACCAGTCCAGCCATCTGTCCACCGCCGCAGCCACCGCAGCACGCCCATCCAAACCGTTTAATAAACCACCCACCACATCATCCGCAAAATGCCGCCCGTGGCGCGTATCCAAAAACAAAGCCGCATCTTCGAGAGATTCGCCGGTTGCCGCCGCAATCCCAAGTACCGCAGCATTCCACAACTCCTGCGGCTCGTCATGGTGCAGGGCGACCGTACCGAAAAAACCATAATCTTCATTTTGGGTTTGCGGGATATTCAT